AAAGTGATTTTTGTGGACACAAAAATGGGTGTAATGACGCTGGTTAGCTTGGGGGCAACATGAAGTTTTCGTTAGGCGATTCCACGCTTTCGATTGTGGACTTCGATTTTTACGGCATCACGCCGGCGCAAGCGCAGAGCTACCACGAATCGCTTTGCGCCCATGTGGCTTACGTGAAAGAGGCGGGGCGCAAGTTGGGCTTGCCTGATTCGCAGTTAGATCAGCACGATTACTCTAAATGGATGCCAGAAGAGTTCCCCTATTACGCAAGGCAGTTTCATGGGGATAAGGGTGATCCTGATGGCTTTGCATCAGCTTGGTTACATCATGTTCATTGCGGAAGTCACCACTGGCAGCATTTTATCTTCCCTGACGGCTTCACGCCACGGGGCAGCAATGTGGAAGCGGGCTTGATGCGTATGCCGAAGCGGGACTTGCGGGAGATGGTGGCGGACTGGCAAGGGGCGTCACGGGCCTACACCGGCTCGTGGGACATGACAGAGTGGCTGCTGAACAACTTGAGCAAGATCAGGCTGCACACGGCGTCATGGGCAGCGCTGGCGGCTACGCTGTGCGAAGTTGGGTACGATGGCAATGGTTTGGTGTACGGGCGCTAAAACGCTCTACGGCCTTCCTGTTGCCCCACGGCGCATTCTGATGCAATGAGTCACGAATCGGCGCAAAACAGCGCCACGGCCTTCCTATGCGGCCAGGATGAACGATAATGAGCCTAGTTGTCGAAACAATGCAAGCGTTCAAAGCGGCCCTGCTGCGGCGTGAAGGCGAGCAGCTTGCGTCCATGACACGCCGCTGGGCAGCGCTTGAGAACGTGTTGCAGGACAAGGTTGAGGTGTTTGCGGCCAGGGTTGCGCAGGATGGGCTTACCGTTGGGCAACTTCAATCACGCCAGTTCCAGCTTGATCGCTACGCTTCGCTGCTGCGTCAGGTGCAACGAGAGCATAGCAGCTATGTGGACTACGCCGATGGGCTGATCCAGTCGGCACAGCGCCACTACGGGCAGCAGGGCATCAACGCAGCAACGGCGGCGATTCGCAGCATTGCGCCCCGTCTCGGCTTTGACATTTTGCCAATCAATGTCATCGAAAACATGGTTGGTTTAGCGGGCGACGGCTCACCCCTGCAAACTTTATTGCAGAATTCTTTCAGCGCAGGGGCGCAAGGGACGCTCGACAGGCTAATCGAAGCGACGGCGCTGGGCTACAATCCACAGCGCACGGCCCGCATGATGGTGCGTGATGGGTTGTCGCAATCGCTGAGTAGGATGATGAATATTGCCCGGACTGAGCAGATGCGGGTTTATCGGCAAAGCAGCATGGCGGCTTATCAGCACAGCAATGTGGTGGATGGCGCACGTCGTCTATCGGCGCATGACTCTAGGGTATGTGCTGGCTGCCTTGCTGCGGATGGGCAGGAGATGGCGCTGGGCGAATCGTTCAAGGCGCATCCCAACTGTCGCTGCACGACTGTTCCCATCGTGAAAGGCTTTGCGCCTCCACAGTGGCGGCAAGGGCCAGCATGGTTCGCGGCGCAGCCGGAAGCGACGCAGCGCAAGATCCTGGGGCCGCAGCGCTACGCCATGTACAAGGACGGCATGGCGTTCGAGAACTTCGCCGCCGTGCGCACCAACGCAACGTGGGGCGACGCCATCGTGCCGGCGACGGTACAGGAGCTACAGAGAAATGCTTGAAAGCTTGACGGAATCCAAAAAACATGATACGCTCACCAAAGATTTGGCGACGCAGCAAATTGTAAAGTTAATGCGCCGTCTGCAAGCGCTCCCCGATGGCCGCCATGAGATTATCTTGACTGTGGAGAATGGCGTGCAAGACTGGACGGTGCGCCCACTTGGAAAGGTAGAGCGGTAGTGAAGTTCTTTATCAAGTTCGTTTATGTAGTTGCCCTGCTCTTTGCCATCGGCGGTATGCTGGCGATGATCAGTGCCATATCGGGTGGTGGCGGTGACAACGTGATGCAGCAGACGGGTGCGATTGCGTTCAGCATCGGGTTGGCGGTAATCCCGTACTGTATCGCGCGGGCAATCGAGAAGTTGTTTTCATGATTGCGGCAACCAGAAAATTGTTTCACGCTCTTAACCGTGTAACGTATCATTTGACAAAGCCGTTGCCGGTTAGCGTGCGTAGAATGGTGCGCAGATCATTGTTTTTCAAAGTTTAATCATGGCCGGCGATGCGCAAGAGGTGCAGCTTCCTCCGGTTAAAAAGCCGGACGCAAGGAAGTGTAGCCAGGTTTGATGCCTGGGCTGGTCAACTTAATACTTAGCGCTGGCTACCACACCAGCGAACATCACCAGGAACAGAGACACACGGGGATGTGACAAGAAATCAATCTTGTCACATCCCCGTTTTTTTTATTTCACTTTGGCGAGATGCCACCAGGAGCGAGACGCTACATGGAAGGACAGGAACAGAAGCAAGAGCAAGGCAACCAGCAGCAGGAACAGCAGAAGCAAGACGCTGCCCAACAAGGCCAGCAGCAGCAAGAGCCACTGACGTTCGACAAGTGGTATGGCGGTCTGGATGACGCCACCAAAGACTTGTTCGATGATCATGTGGACGGCTTAAAGTCGGCGCTAACATCCGAGCGCAATGAGCGCAAAAAGCTCGCTGCTCAAATCAAGGAGTTAAGCGGAAAGGCCGACAAGGGCAGCGAATTGGCTACTCAACTGGAAAAGCTCACCGGTGACATGGGCAAGCTTGATCAGAAGGCGCAGTTCTACGAGGACGCCCACAATGCTGATGTTGCGAATCTCCGCCTTGCTTGGCTGGCTGCGCAGGATCTCGACTTAATCGGCAAGGATGGCAAGGTGGACTTCAACAAGCTGCGAGAGGCAGCGCCGGAACTATTCCGCAAGAAAGTCACGCCACCGGCCAACGCTGCGCAGGGCGCAACGCAGGCCGGCACCGCACAGCCGACAATGAACAGCTTCATCCGTAAAGCCGCAGGGCGCTAACCGCTCTGCTTTAGAGAAAGGAGTGCAAACACTCACAGAGGATTGAATGGCCTACAACAGTTTGATCACCCGCTCCAACGTGGAAGCGCTGATCCCCGAAGACGTTACCCGTCAGATTATCCAGAGCGTGCCGGAACAGAGCGCTGTCATGCGCCTGGGCCGCCGCTTGCCGAACATGACAAGCAAGCAGCGCCGGATGCCGGTTCTCGCCGGCCTGATCTCCGCCTATTTCGTGAGCGGTGACACCGGCCTCAAGAAAACCACGCAGGCGCAATGGGGCAACAAGTTCATCAACGCCGAAGAGTTGGCCGTCATCGTGCCGATTCCCGAAGCGGTTTTGGATGATGCCGATTACGACATCTGGGGCGAGATTCAGCCCCGCATCGTGGAGGCGTTCGGCAAAACGTTCGATGCCGCCGTGCTGTACGGCACGAATGCGCCGCAGGACTGGCCGCTGGGACTGGTGCCGCTGGCGACCGCTGCCAGCAACGTCGTCACTGTGGGGGCCGGTAACGACATCTACGATGACATCATGGGCGAGGCCGGTGTTATCGCCAAAGTCGAGCTTGACGGCTACATGGTGAACGGGCATGTGGCGGCGCTGCAAATGCGCTCCAAGCTGCGTGGCTTGCGGGAAAAAGTCTACGACGGCACCAACCTGCTAGGCGTCGGGCAGCCGCTCTTTGTGCGCACCATGCAGGAGCGCAGCGGCTACGAACTTGACGGCGTGCCGATGGAGTTTCCTCGCAACGGCGCTATTGACGCCACCGAAGCGCTGATGATTAGCGGCGACTGGAACCAACTGGTATACAGCATTCGCCAGGACATCACCTACAAGATTCTGGATCAGGCTGTCATTCAGGATGAAGCCGGCAACATCATCCACAATCTGGCGCAGCAGGACATGGTTGCGCTCCGGGCGGTGATGCGCCTCGGTTGGCAGTTGCCCAACCCGCTGAACCAGATCAACAGCAACAATACCACCCGCTTTCCGTTTGCGGCGTTGCTGCCCTAAGTTTTTCGTCGGCTAGACACAGGGGCGCTACTATCGCCCCTTTACCCATGAGGTGAAAATACAATGTCTCAATTTGGAGCTTATCGCAAGGCGCTAACCGCCGTCACGACTACCACGGCGGGCGGCGCTGCGGCCATTGCCAACCCTGAGGGTGTGCCTCTCATTATCACGCGTGCCGTCCTCTACATCCCCACGGCGTCCACCGGCGCTGCGACAGTCGATGTGGGCGTAGCGGCCAACGCTACTACCAGCAGCGACAACCTGATTGACGGGATGAGTACGGCGGCGGCGGGCGCTTTCGGCAACGTCGGCAACCCCGGCACCAACGGCAAAGCTAACCAGGTGTGGGGCGCTACCCAGTACGTTACCTGCACGGCGTCGGCAACACTGGCGGGCATGGTTGGCTATCTGTATATTGAGTACCTTCGGGGCGAATAAATGGCAGTGACGGCGGGCATGGTGGACAGATTGCGGCGCATGGTGGCGGAACCCTTCGCCACCTCCACCTACACGGATGACGAGCTAAAGTTGTACATTGCCGCTTTTCCTTTGGCCGACGATCTGGGGCGACAACCCACGGAATACGGCTGGACGGAAAATTGGGACTTGTACGCTGCGGCCTATGAAGTGTGGGCCGAGAAAGCCGCTGCTGTAGCGCAAGACTACAACTACAGCGCCGACGGCGCAACGCTCAACCGTGAAGGCGTGTACAACCAGTACATGAAGCAGGCCAAATACCATGCTGCCCGCCGTCAGCCGGGGAACACCACGATCTTTGTGTCGCCCAGAGAAAAGCCAGTATGGATCGGCAACTTGCCGGAGGAATAACGATGATTGTTTTTGAGAAGAACGGCCAAACGCAACAGGTCGAAGAGCGGGAAACCAAGCGCATGGAAATCTTGCAGCGGCTTGGCTGGAAGCGCAGCGAAGTGAAGCCTATCGTGGTGGAAAGCACCGCCGCCGATGGCTACAACGTGCGCAAGACGGACGCTGACCTTGCCCGCATTGCCGAGACAGAGCGCCAGGTGAAGCGGCGCAAAGTGCAGCCCACGGCAACGCAGGTCACAGCGCCTGACACCACGGCGCAGCGCACGATCACCGGCCAACAGTCCACGGTGCGCACGGGCGCATTGCCTGAGGACTTCCCCGGCTATGACGCCTTGCGGGAAGCGGGCATTGGCACGTATGAGACGCTGCGGGAAACCGGCGACATTGCCAGCGTCAAGGGCATTGGCAAGGCGCCGGAGAGCAAGATCCGTGAAGCGCTTCGCTAGAGAGCAGGCAGCAGCAGCGTCCACGATGCTGGATACCCTGTCTCTTATAC